CTTTTTTGCACCCCAAATTGTAACGATTTTTAAGGCGGCAGGGGTAAACGCAGCCCATTTTATATAGATATTAGGAGGTGAAGTGGGAAATGGCTGGAAAATACAAAGTGTTGCAAATGTCGAAGGGTGATTTGACCAAAGAACGGCAGGAAGCCAAGCTACATGCGGAATTGATGGCCAAAGATGGCATTCCAAAACTTCAGGTAACACCGCCTAATCATCTTGACCCAGTCGCAAAACAAGAATACAAGCGAATCATCGAGTCTTTGGGGACCTTACCACTTAGAAACCTCGATCGCGCCGAGTTGGAAAACTATTGTACATGGTATTCGGTTTACAAAAACACATCGGTCAACATGAAATTGGCTTTAAAGAATGGAGATCAAGATGAGTATTATGCATATGTTGGCATATTGAATAAAGCCACAGCAAATATTAAAAGTCTAGCCAGTGATCTTGGCCTTAATGTCAACAGCCGGATGCAGATGAGCATGCCTAAGACCGAAGCACAGAAGAGCGATTCAATCATTGATACTTTTGGCTGACTGCGATGGAGGTGATGTTGGTTGTCAAAATTTAAGGATCCAATGCCTAATTTCATAAAACGTGTGCTGGACGGTCGTCTTATTACTTCTAAGGCAGTTAATCTTGCGGTGAAACGCCATCAAGAAGACTTGAAACGAACAGATTGGCGATGGCATTATGATCCAAATCTAGCGGGAAAAGCTGTTAAATTTATGGAAATTCTGCCAGAACCAAAAAGTGGGAAACCACAACCATTAGCACCGTTTCAGAAATTCATTATTGGCAGTATATATGGCTGGGTTGATAAAGATGATTCAAATATAAGGCGATTTACCGATGTGTTCATTTCGATGGCACGAAAAAACGGTAAGTCGCTTTTGATTTCTGGCGTCATTCTTTATGAGTTTCTGTTCGGAAAGAATCCAGTTAACAGTCGACAGCTTTATACTGCTGCAAATGATCGAAATCAAGCCAGTATTGTCTTCAAAATGGTCAAAAAGAGGCTCGAAGCATTACAGAAAAAAGATCCTGGTATTAAGAGAATGTCCAAAATTAACCGTGATGAAATCATTAATCTTGATGATGGTTCAACGATTCGGCCTTTTTCTCGTGATGCAGGACTTGTCGATGGTTATGAACCGCATGTCGCCGTTGTTGACGAATATGCCAACGCTAAAACAACCGATATGCTAGAAACATTAGCATCGGGGCAAGTTTTATTGCCGAGTTATTTGACTTTCATTATTTCAACGGCTGGATTCGACATGAACGTGCCGATGTTTCAACAAAATTATCCGTATGCCAAAAAGGTGTTGTCCGGTGAAGAAAAGGCAGAACGCTATTTTGCATTTATTGCTGAACAAGACAACGTACAAGAGGTTGATGACCCCAATTCTTGGATCAAATCGAATCCGCTACTTGACGTTGATACCTTAAACGGACAAATCAGTGATTATCTGACGACTAAGTTAGCTCAAGCTCGTGCTGATGGCAGTCTAAACGCTAAATTGGTCAAAAACTTTAATATTTGGCGACAAGCTACAGAAGACAGTTATCTAGATTTCGATGCTTGGAAAGCGGCAGAGCTGACCGACAAGCCCGATATTCGCGGGCAAAGAGCATGGATTGGAATTGATGTCGGTCGTACAAGCGATCTATTCGCTATTTCTTGGCTAATTCCCCAGGAGGGCTGGTGGTGGCTTGATGGTTATGCATTTGTTGCTTCAAAAGGTGGCATCGATAACAAAATAAAGACGGATCGGATTGACTACTTGGCTGCTGAACAACACGGCGAAGGCGAGATCAGCAGCTTAGAGTCAGGTATCATCGACAACGATCGGGTATATGAATGGCTCGAGGACTTTATTGAGCGTAATGACTTAGATGTTCAGGGCATCATGTACGACCCTTATCAATTTGGGCCAATGCTAACGGCAATTGAGAAGAATCACCCTGAGTGGCCGATGGTGCAGGTGCGACAAGGAACGCTAACACTGTCAATGCCTACCAAACAGTTTCGTGATGATGTTATCAGTGGTCGCATAAAGCATTCAGATAATCGCATTATGCAGGCCGCCGCAATGAACGCGGTTCTAATGTCTGACAACAATGGCGTCCGTATTAATAAGAATAAGTATGCTAATAAAATAGACATGATTGATGCTGCGCTTGATGCTTATGCCATCGCTTTTAAGGAAGACTTGGACAACTATTTGGACGACGATCGTGTGTTTAGTGACGACTTTGGCTTTTAGGAGGTGAGAACGTGAATGGAAAACTAGCTAACTTTTTCAGAATTATTGGCGCAAATATGGCTGGAATTGCCACTGTTTTAGGCTTCATTTTAGCTGGATATGGGGCTTTTTTGATCAATAAGCCTACTGGATTCATGGTTTGCGGCGGCTTGTTGTTTGTTCTCGCCTTTATTCTGTTGCTTCCTGATAACGAAGGGAGGTGAGATGAATGAAGCTATTTCGAGGATTAGCAACCGAAGTGGACCCTCACTGGGCAGATCATTTGCTTGATTCTGGGGTAATTCCATCATTTCGAGGTGGATACCTTGGCATTTCTGCCTTACGGAATTCTGACGTGCTTACGGCTGTATCGATTGTTTCGGGTGATGTTAGTCGTTTTCCGCTAGTAATCACGGACAGCTCAACCGATGAGGTTGTTGACTTATCCAATATTGAATACTTGATGAATACGAAGGTAAACAAGCGGCTGTCGGCTTATCAGTGGAAATTTTCCATGATGGTCAATGCAATTTTGACTGGAAATGCTTATTCGCGTATTGTGCGCGATCCGATAACCAACGAACCAGCTATGTTTGAGTTCTATGCCCCCTCGCAGACGCAGGTGGACACAAGCGACCCCGATAACATCATCTACCGTTTCACGCCTTACAATTCTAGCATGCAAAAAATATGTGGATTTGAGGACGTCATTCACTGGAAGTTTTTCTCATACGACACAATCATGGGGCGCTCACCGCTGTTGTCACTTGGTGATGAAATTGGACTGCAGGAGTCAGGCGTTTCAACGTTACAGAAGTTCTTCAAGAGCGGCTTGAAAGGCTCAATTATCAAAGCAAAGGAGAGTCGCCTGTCCGCCGAAGCACGCCAGAAGATTCGTGAAGATTTTGAAAGAGCACAGGCAGGTGCTGATGCTGGATCGCCAATTATAGTTGACGCAACGATGGATTATCAGCCGTTGGAAGTTGATACCAACGTTCTTAATCTGATTAACAGCAATAACTACTCAACAGCGCAGATTGCGAAGGCTTTGCGGGTGCCAGCGTATCGATTAGCCCAAAATAGTCCTAACCAGTCTGTTAAACAGCTTGCTGATGACTATATTCGCAATGATCTTCCATTTTACTTTGAACCGATTACAAGTGAGTTTGAACTAAAGCTGCTTGATGACGCGCAACGGCACCAATATTCCATAGGATTCGACACAAAATCAGTAAATGGATTGCCGATTGCTGACGTAAATACAGCAGTTAATGGTGGACTGTGGACTGGAAACGAGGGACGTGCGGAGCTTGGAAAGAAACCGTTAAAAGACCCGAACATGGATCGTATTCAGTCGACACTTAACACAGTATTTCTTGATCAAAAGGAAGCATATCAAGCTGAACATGCAGCAGAATTGAAGGGAGGTGATACTAATGCCAAAGGAAATCAGAATGGCAGCGGCACCAATGCAAATTCGTGATGGTGATGACGATCATCCTACGGTCATCGATGGCTATGCATTAAAATTCAATCGGAAATCTGATCCAATGGGATTCGGTGACTATTCTTTTAGAGAGCAAATTGACCCTCATGCCTTAGATAATGCTGACATGAGTAATGTAGTTGCGCTTTTCAATCATGATCAGAACCAAGTGTTAGGACGGACTGGTATCAATTTGCAGCTATCAGTTGATGACACAGGGCTGAAATACACGCTGACTCCTCCAGACACGCAGCTTGGCCGTGACTTGTTGGAAAACGTTCGTCAGGGAATTATCAGTCAGTCGAGTTTTGCATTTACAATTCCTGATGATACAGATGCCCAAAAATGGACTCGTGATGGGGATGTTGAGGCTCCATACAATCGCTTGATTAGATCAATTGATCATATATATGATGTCTCTCCAGTAACCACGCCAGCATATCCGGATACTGAGGTAAAGGTCGGAGCACGATCGTTGGAACAGATACAAGCGCTAGATCAGCCGCCAGAATGGGAACTTAAGCGGCGTAAGATGCTTTATCAATTGAATAAAGAGGACTTGCTCAAAGGCATCGAATAATCGGTGCCTATTTTTATACAAAAAATAAGGAGGGTCACTAGATGACTTTAGATGAAAAATTAGCTGCTGTTAAAAAGCAACTTGATGAAAAGCGTTCAGCGTTACCAGCTATGAAGACAGAACTTCGTTCTTTACTTGAAGGTGAAGATTCCGAGGAAAACCTGAAGAAGGCAGAAGGCGTTCGTGCCAAGTATGATAAAGCTGGCAAAGAGATCAAAGATCTTGAAGAAAAACGTGACTTATACGAGGCTGCGTTGAAAGGCAATGAACAGCCGAGTGGGAAGAAGCCCGATCATCCGGAAGAGCATAGCTATCGCGATGCACTGAATGCTTATTTGCATACTCGTGGCCGTGATACAGAAGGCGTCAATTTTGAAAAGACTGATGTTGGCACATTTGCAGTTTTACGAGCTGTTCCTACTGATGCCAGTGATGCGGTAAATGCCGGTGTCAAGGCTGCAGACGCGGCCTCTACCATTCCAGAAACTATTAGCAATACACCACAGCGTGAATTGCAGACTGTTGTTGATCTGAAACCTTTCACGAACGTATTCCAAGCCTCCACACAAAAGGGTACTTACCCAACAGTTGCAAATGCCACAACCAAGATGGTCACTGTCGCCGAGTTGGAAAAGAACCCAGCAATGGCAAAACCAGAATTCAAACCGGTCAACTGGTCTGTTGAAACGTATCGTCAGGCGTTACCAGTCTCGCAGGAGTCAATTGACGACTCTGCGATTGATTTGGTTGGCCTGATTGCCCAGAACGCACAACAAATTAAGGTCAATACGACTAACGGTGCTGTTGCAACTCTGCTGAAAGGCTTCACTGCCAAGACGATCTCTAGCGTTGATGATTTGAAGCATATCAATAACGTTGATTTAGATCCTGCATATTCTCGTGTAATTATTGCTTCACAGAGTTTCTACAATTTCTTGGACACAGTTAAAGATGGCAATGGTCGCTACTTGCTACAAGATAGCATCTTGACCCCGTCTGGCAAGAGCGTTCTTGGTATGCCGATTGCTGTTGTATCTGATGATACTTTGGGCGCATCAGGCGAAGCACACGCCTTTTTGGGTGACATCAAGCGGGCAATTCTGTTTGCTAACCGTGCAGACTTCATGGTTCGCTGGGTTGATGATCAGATTTACGGCCAATTCTTGCAAGCAGGAATGCGCTTTGGTGTATCTGTTGCTGACGAAAAAGCAGGGTACTTCCTCACGTATACCCCAAAAGCGTAACGCCTGACGGAGTGACTTTGAGCCAGAAAACGTTCACGGGTGGTGTCGGTGCCACAAAAGATATCACGGTGACAGTCACTCCTGATGGCGCTCCTCAAGCAGTCGAAGCTGTGTCGAGCAATGAAAGCGTCGCTACGGTTGTTAAGAAGTCCGATGGTGTTTACACCATTACCAATCTGGCAGCGGGTGCAGCGACAATCACATTTAGCACTAATGGCATCAGCTCAACGCTTGCCGTTACTGTTAACGCTGGGTAGGTGATTGCTCTTGGCAGATACTACGCTTGACAAAAGTCCACTAACTGATGAACAGTTTCAGGTTCTGAAAATGTACTTGAAAGTTGATCAGACAATCGAAGACCCAATGATTATGCAACTGGTGCATGACGCTTGTGGGGAAATCAGTTCGGCTATTAGCTTTGGATCAGCGCCAGAACAGTTTCTTGGCAATCCGGAAACGCGAGATCGCTTCTTCACAGCGCTCATGAAGCAAGTGAAGGAAGACTATGACTACCGAGGCATGGGCGCTGAAGTCATGCGCTTTCCTTTACAAACATCAACAACAAATATTATCAATCAGCTTCGTTCAGAATTGCCGGAAGAGAATGGTGATTCTGATGCGAACTAATCGAATGACTGAAAGAATTACATTCGTTAGCTATGAGCCAAAAAAGGTTAACGGAGTTCCGGTTGATGGAGAACCCATTGAGCATATGACGGTTTGGGCGGAAGTTCCTAAGGTACCAATCAGAGAAGCAAATGATCCACAGACGAAGTTGGGCACTCGCAAAGACAGCCCGACTTTTTTAGTGCGATTTTTGACCACAGAGGAAATCCAACCAACTTGGAGAATTCAATGGCGTGGTAATGAATATCAAATCACAGGGCTTGATCCTGATTACGAGAGGCGCGATCTGACAACGATTACGGCAAAGGCGGTGAACTGATGGGCGTAAAAGTCACAGGGGATGCTGAACTGCTCGCTAATCTCAACAAACTCCAGTTTGGAGTTGCAAAAGAGGCTCGAGCGGCTGTCCGAGATGGTGCACAGAAGTTTGCCGACAAGCTGAAAAGCAAAACGCCTGAGTGGACCGGTGAAACTGATATGAGCGGACATCTGAAAGATGACATCAAGCTTTCAAGTGTCCGTGAAACGAGCGGTTTAACAGAAGTAGACGTTGGATATGGTAAAGATACCGGCTGGCGTGCTCACTTTCCAAACTCGGGGACCTCAATGCAGGACCCGCAACATTTCATTGAGGAAACTCAAGAAGTCATGCGGCCAGTTGTTATCGCTGCTTTCCTAAGCCACTTGAAGGAAGGCGGGATGTAATGGCACCTGAAAAACGTGTTTATGACATCCTGTCAGCCAATTTGGATATTGCTGACAAGGTGTATATAGGCACTCCAGACTTCAATAACCAAACTAGCGTAACTCCTGAAAGTCTAGCTCCATGGGTGAGAATCACTTCTTTGCCCGGTGATGGTGCTGACTATGCTGACGATTCTAGAATCCTAGAGTATCCGAAAGTACAAGTAGATTTTTGGGTGGGCAAAACGGACTGGGATCAACAAGAAAAAATTGAAACACAGATATATCAAGCACTACATGCGGCTGGCTGGGAAAGGTATTATCGCAACTCCTACGTTGATGGTGATACCCCAGCCCTTCGCATGACAACAGGATACTTTCAGTTTCAAGGACTGCCGATTGGCTAGTCCTTTTTATTTTCCTAAAGGAGGATTTTAAATATGGCAGATACTGCTGTAACAACTAATAAGAAGTTAGCAAAATTTGGGGCTTCGGCCTTTGAATATGGGGTTGTCGGTGATGACGACTTTGTACTAAGCACACGAAAGATGCAAGGCTTATCTAGTGTGAAATTGGATATTAAAACAGAGCAAAAGACGCTGTCCGCTGATGATGGCCCGTACTTGATTCTTTCTGGTGGCATCACAGAAGCAACCGAAACAATCGAAATGTACGATGTTGATTCCGTTATGAAGTCTGATTTATTTGGCATTAAGGTTGTTAATGGGGTTGAAGTATATCCAAAGAACCTTAGCCCTAATTACGCCGCAACTTTGTTCCGTACAAAGCTCTCAAATGGTAAATACGTTTGGGTTGGTATGCTCAAGGGAATGTTCTCACTTCCGGGCGTTGATACCAAGACTGTTGACGGCACACCAGATCCGAGTGCTGACAGCATCGAAGGCTCATTTATTCCTCGAGGTGACCAGGACACTGGCAACGTTGTGCTGATTGGTCGCGAAGACAACGATGGATTCAATTTTGATAAGTTCCACAGCTATGTATTCCCTAAGACCGCTGCAGATGCGACTATTACTCCCGCTACACCGGCTCCGTAATTCGCAGATCACACATTAGCTAGAGTGTTTCTATCATTGTCGCCTTGTAAATGCACAATACGCGAACAGCGGGCGGCTTATACCTAAGGAGATTAAGCATGGCATATCAAATTAAACTAAATATCAAAGGTGAAACTTGCGTGTTCACACGAAATGGCGAGCCAACATTACGTGATACCACGAACGCCTTAAAAGTGCAGCAACAACAATTGCGCATGTTAAACCGTAAAGATGGCCCTTCAAACGATGATTACGATGAGAACGAGAAAAACTTAGCCAAATTTGCGGTTGATTTCTGGAAAAACCAGTTTACTGCCGATGATGTTATTGATGGCTCGTCTATTTCTTTGAAATCGTTGGATTCAATCAATGATGCCATTGGCGATTCTCTAAGCGATGGCGAAGAAGATAAGAAGGACACAGCAAAAAAATCACCGAAGCGGACGTCAAAGAAGCCATTAGCAACCTTGACGACTTCTACAAAGCAAGGCTCTCTGAAGGCTACCGATTAGCTGACGTTGATGCTATGACGCTCCGCGATATTGAAAAGCTTAACCAGATTTACGAGGAACGGGAGACCACGATCGACAAGGCCTTTCCGTTCCTTTTCTAGTTCTATGAAAGGAGGTAAAACATGTTAGGAAATCTCGGACAAATTGCGGCTACCGTAAGCTTGAACATTGATCCGTTTCAAGTAAGCCAGCGAGTTTTGAACTCTTCAATTAAAGCAACTGCCGCTGAGTTGCGGGCTCAAGATGCTGCGTTTAAGGGCTCTGAAAAGTCTATCAACAACATGCGTTCAACCTATGACACATTGAGCCGCCAGTCAAAGAACTACCAAGCTCAGCTTCAGAAACAACGAGAACAGTATGATGAAAATTCGAAAGCGGTTGAAAAACTTAATAAAAGTGAGACTGCATCGCAGGAAGAAATTAATCGTGCTACAAAGCTGCAAGCTAATGCTGCATCACAGTACAATCGAACTGCTGCCGCTGCTGCACAAAATGAGAACCGAATGGCGGCCTTACGCAAAGAGATTGCGCTGCAAAGCGACGGCTGGACTAAAGTATCAAACGGTGCATCAAAGTTTGCATCTGTTACCGAAAAGGCAAGCTCTAAGCTAACCAGTTTCGGATCAACGATGACAAGGGCGGTAACTGCTCCAATTGCCATTGGGTTTGTGGCAGCAGCTAAATCTGCTATTGATTTCAACAGCCAAATTCAAGCAATGGGGCCCTTGCTGACAAATGGGGGTGCGATTACAGCTAAGTATCGTTCACAACTTGATCAACTAGCATCTGCATCTAAAAAGTGGTCGGTTGAATATGGCGTTTCCACGACTGCTATTAACGACGGCATGTCAGAAATGATCAAACGTGGCTATACTGCTGCGCAAACTTTAGGCGCTATGCCTGCAGTTCTCAATGCGGCAAAAGCGTCTGGGGATGACTTCAACGATGTTATGCATGTTTCTACATCCGTTTTGGAGCAATTTGGTCTAAAGACAGAATCAACAACGGGCATGCTCAAAAACACGTCTCGCGTTACAGATACTCTTACCTATATTGCGAACGCTACTGCAGCAGGGTTCCAAGATATGGGCGAGGCAATGACGTATGTCGGGCCTTCTGCTCATGCTGCTGGTATTTCACTCGAAGAAACAGCGGCTGCTATTGGCATTATGAGCAACAAAGGGATTGAAGGATCAGTTGCTGGCACAGCGTTACGTGGTGCTTTAACAAGACTGTTGAAGCCTTCTAAGCAAAATCTTCAAGGCTTTAATGAATTAGGCATATCTGTTGCTGATTTTAAAAAAGGAACGCTAACTCTTCCAGAGATTCTTGACAAAATCAAGAATAACACTAAGGGGTGGACAGATCAGCAACGTGCTTCTGCTGTTGCGCTTGCCTTTGGTACTGAAGCACAAGCAGGCATGAACGCCTTAATTGGTGCAGGTGGCGGTGAGCTACGCAAATATACCAGTGAAGCTGAGCATGCTAGCGGAACAACTGCCAAAATTGCTAACCAGTTAAACAATACGGATGCCGCCAAATTGAAGAGATTTCAAGAGTCGATTCATGTTTTAGGAATTGAAGTAGGTCAAAAGCTTCTACCGACGCTGACTCCTCTTATCAAAACAGCAACCGATGTTGTCAATGCCTTTACAAAAATGGACAGTGGTACGCAACAAACCATTATTAAATTTGCAGCGTTTGCGGCAGTTGTAGGGCCAGTGAGTTCTCTTATCGGTGGAGCTCTTAAGCCTGTTACTGCTTTGAGCAAAGGAATATCTGGAATTGCGGGAGTCATTGGGCGAGCATCCGTAGCCGCAAAAATTGGCGGGACTGCAATGGATGTCCTCAAGTCTGGGTTTAGCAAGACAGCCTTTGAAGCATTGAAGGTTGCACCAGCCGCAGCAGCGGCGGCAGAAGGAACTTCTGGAATGGGAGCAGCCATGGGCGGAGCCGCAGCGAGCGGAACAGGTTTGCTAGCGGCATTGGGGCCAATCGTCCCAGTTGCTTTAGGTGTTACAGCAGCCGTTGGTGCCGGTGTAGCCATCTGGGAATTGTGGGGCAAAAAGGCTCTTGAGTCTGCCGACAGAACTTCACGATGGGGCACGGACATTGGTGAAGTAGCAGATAGGTCCGCAACTAAGATGCGAGACGCTTCTGGCAAGATCAGTGGCGCTTTCACTGACACTAACCACACTGTCAAAGAAAATTCCAAAACGATCGCCAACAGTTTTGATGATATTACGAAGGCCGCTAAAGAATCGTCCAAAAATACCCAAACCGCACTCGACAAGTTGGCGAAGCAAGTCGGTGGATCGACTGCTGATCAGATTCGTAAAGACGCAGCAGAAATGAAGAAGGCCGACGATGCACGCATCAAGCAAATTGAGGCTAATGCCAAACAAGCTAAGTCAATTACTGAATCTGCCAGCAAAGAACATGTCGAATTTACTCGAGATCAAATTCAGATTCTGGATAATTTGCGCAAGAGCAGTGCAGCCGAGGCCGTTAAGACACTTAGAATTTCTGGTACCCAACAAGCGAATGTCTTAAAAGCTATTAATGGCGAAAAGATTCGGATGAGTCAAGCAGCGGCTAAGGAACAGTACAGCCAGATGCAACAGGCATTTGCTGACGAAACTGATACTTATGGCAAACATTATGCTGCCATTAAAAACTCCGCTGAGTTGAGTACGGCTCAAAAGAATAAAGCTCTTGAAAAGCTGGAAAAAGATCATCAAAGCAACATGAGCGTGATTTATGCTGGTGCGATCCAAGCAATGAAAGCGCAAGGACTATCCAACAAGACGATTCAAGAACAACTTCAAACAGAGTTTGGTGCGACGGCGTCTCAAGCTAAAAAAGCAATGAGCGCTTATTCAGAGGCAATGAGTAAGGGTGTCAAAGATAGTAAGCAATTTGCGGCCGCCGTTAATTCAAGTATGAGCAAGAGTGTTCAGAAGGCTGGTAACGATTGGAACAACCTTGTACTAGATCCTAAAACTGGTAAAGTTGTTACCAATCTGCCACAAGTTATAAAGGATACCGCAAGCACGGAAGGTGGCTGGAAACGTCTTAAATTTGACCTAAAGAATGCCAAGATTAGCTCAAATGCTAAGCAAATGATTGTCGAGGCGATGGCCTCTACCGACAAGTGGAATTCGCTGACCGTTCAAGAGAAGACAGCTCTAGTGAGGACGTCCGGTAAAAAAGAATTAGCTAACATCATAACCGAGTTTGTTTCATGGAATAAGTTCACGCCAAAAGAACAACAAGCCATCGTCAGTGGAGATTACACACCGCTTGTCAACGCACTGGTTAAAATGGGTTACTGGAATGAATTGAGTCTCAAAGAACAGCAAGCGATCGTTCATGACAAGGCTACTTTGCCACTCATTGATATCTTGACGCAGTCTGGCAAGTGGCAGGGTTTGACACTTAAACAACAAACTGCGTTGATCAATGCCAAGGGTAAAGACGAACTCAAGGACGTCTTATTCAACCTAGGTGTGTGGCAGTCAATCGATCCCAAAGATCAGTACACAACGCTAAAAGCCGTGGGCGAGGGTAAACTCGCTGACATGCTTGACCAGTTGGACCTGTGGAACAAGATTACTCCGCAGCAAATGCAGGCGGTGGTTAAAGGTGATTATTCATCTCTAGTCACGGCAATTGATGAAGTTAATGGTTGGAATCAACTGACACCTAAGCAGATGCAGATGATTGTGCAAGATAAAGCAACTGCTACCCTGATTCAGGGCATGATCGAAGCACAGTCTTGGAACAGATTATCAGTTGATGCTAAGACGGCTCTGATTCAAGCAAAGGGTAAGGAACAGCTCGCTGACGCTGTAGTTAAATTTAACTTGTGGAATCAAATACCGTCAAAGACCAAAGATTTATTGGTAAATAATGCTGATGCCCGCGCCAAACTAGTTGAGGCAGGCATTGATGTAGATGCATACGAGGCCAAACACCCGAGACCGAAAGAGTTGACGGCTAACGTCAATGATTTACTGACGAAGACTTCGCAAGCGAAAGGAGATCTAATCTCCTATGATTCTTACAAGCCGGGGATGAAGCAATTCACTGGCGATTCTTCAAATGTCACTCAACATGCTGAACACGGTAAGAGTGAGATCAATGCCTTTAACATGACTAATCCGTTGGTACGTTACTTTACTGGGGATTCCTCAAACGTGACGGCACATGCTGAACACGGTAAGGGTGAAGTCAACAGTTTCAATGGAACTAACCCATCAATGCGTTACTTCATGGGTAATGCTTCAAGCGTTGTGGGGGCTGCCGGATCTGGTAAAAACAGTATCGGAAGTTTTAATGGAACAAATCCGGGAGATAAATATTTCAAAGGCCATGATAATACGACAGGACCCGCAAGCGCCGCCAAACGTGCAGTTAGCGCATTTGGTGGGAATGAAGTCATCACGAAGACTTTCAATTTTGTGGCAAATATTTCGGACAGTATTCGGAGGCTTCTTCACTTGCAGCACGGAACTAATGATCTCCGAACGAGTTCACTGGCGATGGTGAACGATGCCCCCGGATCTAACTATCAAGAGCCTATTATCACTCCTAATGGCAACATGTTTATGTTCAAAGAACGAAATGTTGTTTTTCCGCTTGCTCGTCATTCAATGGTTATTCCTGCTGATAAGGCTCGTCGAATGAATATTCCACGTTTTGCTGGTGGCACCACAGACTTCGGAGGCGCTGCTAATAGAATAAACCAATTGAATCCGCGAACCTTTGTTACCAGCATTTCTAGTGGTAGCAATAGTCGTGTTGAGGATTTGCTAGCAAGACTGATCGAATTAACAACTTATCAGATTAGTAACCCGTCTGTTCCTGAAGGCAAGGTTGTTCTCGACAATGGGCGTGAAGTAGGACGGTGGCTGTATCCAACAATAAATAAATTGAAAAACAGAGACACCATTATGAGTAATAGAAGAAGGGGGATTTTCTAAGTGGCAAATTTAATATTTGGAGGTCATAAGATTGGCAGTTCCTCTCTTCAGTTTAGTGCGGCCCGCGGCGTTTTTTCTGAAGTTGAGAATACAACCCAGTCTGTCGGTGCATCGGACGGAGAAATGCTTATTAGAAGTCGATTGAAATCGAGAATAATTCCAGTGACTTATGATTTTGTGGCGCTATCTCGTCGTGAATTTGAACGGCAGTTAGCGCCATTGCTTTATAGCTCGGGTGTTCAGAAGCTAATTATTGATGATCGCCCTGATGAGTTTTGGTATGCAAAAGTTGACGGCAAGATTGATATGGACCGGGCTTATTTTCTTGGCACTGGTACTATTAATTTTCTGGTTCCCGATGGTATCGCCCACTCGGTAGCCACGAAGACGGCTGACAACATGCCATACAAGGACGTGCCAGTGAATTTGTTGACGGGGACAAGTACTCCGATACAGAGAACTGGTAACGGGACCACCAACAATGTAGTTTCAGCTTATAAGTTTGGGGGTAAACAATTAAAAGATATTATTGGGGCAGGTACAAGTTTGGTATTAAGCTTTGACTGGTCAGTCTCAGACCAAGGAGCACTAGGCAATTTCACAGCTCAACTAAATGCTGCACCATGGTCCTTCGGGGTAGACACCAATATATCTAGTGGGTCAGGGCATTATTATGCATCATCCCCCATAGGTTCGGATATGAAGGCCTCTACTGCGGATGGTATTCAAATTCGAATGGATAATGTTACAACAACAATAACAATATCTAATATGAAGCTTGGCACCACTGATTCTCCATGGTCGCCTAACCCAGCGGATCCTGAATACTATTCCGACACCATCACAGTGCCTAATGCTGGGACTTATCCATCTGAACCAGTTATCGAGGCTACTATCAACGGTGATGACGGCGTACTAACTGCTATTAATGATCAGGGCAGTGTGCTACAGTTCGGCTCTCCCGATGAGACTGATGGCTTTGTGAAACAAAAGTCTGAACGCGTTTATCATCTCGATTTCAATCAGACACCGACAGGGGTAACACTCAATAATGGGGTTACGGCTTTTCCTTACTATGAGCATGGCAATGATGCCAACGTACAGTCGGGACCGTTTGGATATGCAAATGGTATTGCCTACCCGTCTACTGAACGAACCGCTTCCAATTACTGGAATGGGCCTTCAATGAGCGGCATCATTCCGAAAAATTCGAATGGCTCTAACACGGCTAATTTTCAGTTTGTAAATCGTGTCAACGTTGATACGAGCGGTCCTGAAGTCGGTCGGTTTGAGTTCAACTTGACGTACAAAAGCAAGATAGTTGCCTCACTCGCCTTGTTTGATGACAGCCCAGCAAATGACCAGCTTGTCTTTTCGGGAACCCTTTTTGATGGCAAGGATGCCAAAATGGTTTTCTTCGATCTATTGCCACGAAATTACTATCGTGGGGGTAACTACAATGCCGTGATAACCAAAATGGGTAACAAGCTAACCTTTCGCTTAGATCGTCTTGATTTAGGCGATGGTGGTATTGAGCCAGTTGACATAGGGGGCTTCCCTGCCATGCCGATTGACGGTTGGACAGCATGGTTCCCGGGATTCTCCGATCAACGTGGTTGGTCCATTAACTGGCAAGATAGCTACTTTGAGTGGATTAACGTTGATTACTGGGACGACATTCCTAACCGATTTAAAGACGGTGACGTTGTGAAAATCGATGTTTCTAATCGGCGTGTCCTTGTTAACGGTTTTGAAGATCGAACACTGCAAACAATCGGCAATGATTGGGGTGGATTCAAGATACATCCAGGTGATAACACGATTCGCCTGCTTACTTCAAATTGGGCAAAGCAGTGTAAGGCTGAAGTATCTTGGCAGGAGGCGTGGCTATGAAGGATTTTTATTTTGTGGATAGATCATGGCATCTGCTCGGCATTGCGACTGCTGGCGGTGATGGGGTGATCCACATTGTTGATGATACTGATGATCAGCTTATCTCAGCAGGTGCTCGTACCTATTCAGGAACCATTCTGTTCACCCCTGAACTGTCTTCTAAGGTTCAAACGATGGCAGCACGTGGCAATTACATTTTGTATATGGATGAGCGCAATAAAGCAGTCTTTATGACAATTATGGAATCAAGTCATGATCCGCTTGCTGGTGAGGAGACATTCACTGCTGAAGATGCTGGTATTGATTTGATTAACGAGACTGTTGGTCCCTACAAAGCTCCACAAGCAATGGGGATTGCCGATTATATTAAGCTGTTCACGAATGACTCAGGTTTTGAAATCGGTCTTAACGAGATCCCTGATTTGAAGCGAACGCTTGAATGGACTGGCGAGTCTGACACCACTTTAAATCGTATTCTATCTGTTGCGACTCAGTTTGATAATGCTGAACTGGACTTTAGTTTCGATGTGTCTGGAACAACGGTTGTGCGCCGCTTAATCAACATTCATAAGCGCATCGGTGCTGATAGAAACATCACGCTGTATGTTGATAAAGACATCAATAAGATTGTGACGTCCGGCAGTATTTATGATCTTTATACTGCCGTTACACCGACAGGTGGCACACCTGAAAGCAAAGATGGCGAGACCGTTGATCAGCAGCCAATCACACTTGAGGGCTATCAATGGACAGATCCCGATGGTCGTTACGTGTTAACGAAAGAGGGTGTTTTGCTTGACCCAGTTGCCAACCAAACATGGAGCAGGCTTTTAGCCAAAGGTGGTTCGCCGAGTGTCAATGCAGCGTATATCAATCGTGTTGTCACTTATACGGCTACTTCGCAAGCAACTTTGCTTCAATCTGCACTCTCTGATCTTAAGACTCACAATCATGAAGCAGTCAATTACGAGACCGACATTGCTGTGCTGCCACAAAATATCAACATTGGTGACACAATTCATTTAGCTGACGAGGATGAACACTTGTATCTGTCGGCTCGCTTGCTCGAGCTCAAATCAAGCTATTCCATGGACACACACACAGCAACATTGGGAGACTACCTCATTGAGCATGATCAGGTAGCAGCCCAATATCGGCAACTTGCTGAGCAGATCAAAAATTTGCCTAAAACGGTTCAATACTATCCATGGATTCGCTATGCCGATGATGACAAGGGCACTAACATGTCAGCTTTCCCAACTGATAAGAAATACATGGCATTCAGGTACAGCAACAAGTCATCCGTGCCAAGTGACAATCCGGCTGATTACGCCGGCAAGTGGGCATTGATTAAGGGCGCTGATGGTGCTGATGGTGTTCCCGGTGCCAAGGGTGCCGATGGCCGTACAAGCTATTTTCACACCGCTTGGGCGAATGATGTAAGCGGTCAAAGTGGGTTCACGGTATCCGGTGGTGATGGCAAAAAGTATATTGGCACGTATAGCGACTTCACACAGGCAGACAGCACTAATCCGGCTGATTACAACTGGGCGCTTTTTAAAGGTGAAGACGGTGATGTGGGACCCAAAGGTGATCAAGGTTTGCCCGGTGCCAAGGGTGCCGATGGTCGTACTGCCTATACTCACTTTGCTTACGCAAATAGTCAAGATGGGAAGACCGACTTTTCAACAACTGATTCTAATCGCAAGTACATTGGTTTCTACAGCGACTTCACATCTGGCGACAGCACGAATCCAAGCGACTATAACTGGTCGCTAATCAAGGGCGCTGATGGTGCGAATGGTAAAGATGGGGTGCCGGGTAAAGCAGGTGCCGATGGCAAGACATCGTACTTCCATATTGCCTATGCCGATAGCAGTGACGGTATAACGAACTTTTCGCTCGATACTCCTGGTTCTAGAAAATACATTGGTAGTTATACAGACTTCACGCAAGCCGATAGCACAAATCCAGAACTTTATTCTTGGCAATTGGTACAAGGGCCAAAAGGTGAAGATGGTGCTGATGGTGTGCCGGGCCCTAAGGGAGCTGATGGCAAAACTAGCTACTTTCATACAGCCTATGCTAACAGCATTGATGGGAAACAAGGATTTTCAACCACAAATGGCAATGGTAAGTCTTATTTCGGCCAATATGTTGACCAGACCAAAGCGGATAGTACCGATCCCACAAAATACTCATGGGCATTGTTCAAAGGTACTGATGGTCGTGACGGCAAAGATGGTAGCGATAATGTGCCAGTCATTACTGTTGGTGCAGCGTATCCATCAGGCCCCAAAAAGGGGGATATGCATTGGCTGACTGATAGCAGCGGTGTTGTAACGGGATATTATACCTATGATGGGACTAAATGGAACCCTTATAAAATCGACGCTAAGATTCTTTCGGCAGAAACATTTAACGGCATGACCTTCAACGGGGTTACATTTACCGGGTCTAAGTTCATTTCTTCATTTAAAGGTGTCAAACCCGATGGCGTTGCTGACTATACCGTCCACGGGACAACCACAATGGCCGATGGCAAGATCGTCACAGATACGTATTCGGATACTGACAACAGTCAGGTGACGCATACCGAACTCAGCCAATTTGGCTTGCTAAGTCAAATTTATAACAAAGGCACGCTGATGGATAGTGCGCAACTATCGTTAGGTATGTTAACGCTAAGCGGCAACTATCAAACTGCCAGTAACAAGCCGTTGGAGTGGATCACCAGCAGCTTAGATGCTTTAAGAGTCTTGCAATTAACAAATAATAACTTGCTTGTTTGGCATGGCGCTTTCTATCCGCAATCTGGAGATACTGCAACAATATCGACGCCACTTTCAAAGACTTTATCTGGATGGTTAATTGCATGGAGCTATTATCAAAACGGATCACCAACGTATAACAACTATGCGTTCACGCTGTTACCAAAGGCCGCTTTGATTTATAACACGACTGGTGCTAACTATTTAAGAGTGACCTTCACAATGAAGGATGTTGGAACCATCTTCAAAGTTCTGTGGTATGACGACACACATATTGTTGGCACGGCTGAGAACAATACGGGCTCGTTATCAAAGGCGGTTATGACTGAGGTATACGCAGTTTAGGAGGCTGTTATGGAAGCTGACAAAGTAAAAGCAATTTTTAACACTGATGAAGATGGCTATATCACTGGCTACCAGCAGGAGTTTTGGGACGGCAGTCAGTGGCAAACGCCATTCGATGATGAGAAAGCCATTCTGATTGCACCGGAAGAACTGAAAAAGATTGCCATTGGCGCCTCAAAGCTGGCTGATGACGGTACTGTTGTAATAGATACCGATAAGCAAGCAGCGCTAGAAAAAGCGGCTAATCAAGTGAAACCGACCGGAGAACAGATGCTACTCGCAAATTTAACTCTCGAAGTAGCACAGATGGAGGCGGTGAAATCAAGTGACTTATTATGATCAGTGTGTGCTGTTTTACAGTTGGGGGATTGATTTAGCACCTTATGTACCGGTAATGATCACCCCAGATCAATACAAACAAATCACAGGCAGTGACTATGTCGCCAGCAAAAGCTAGCGGCTATTTTTGTGGAAGGAAGTGATGACAATGCTAAATAAAATCAGAGATCACCCGACACACACAGCACTCGCCATTGGCATGGTTGCCATTGGCTTGTTTCTGATCATCAATGACCATTATTTCATCTGGCCCCCACATTACTCTGACTGGTTAAACGATGACATTGTGGGGTTTTTGTTTGTCATTGATGGACTCGGGATTGGGGGTTGGGTGCTATGGGAAACACAGTTAGCAGTGACCAATCGTCTGTTGCTCACAACTACCAGCTTTTTAATGTCGTTCTTGACAATACTGCAATTCCTGACCTCAATCTCAACTGGAATCTACTCAAGTTGGATCAGCAATGCGATCATAACAGCCTTCGTGCTGATTCTGGCACGAAGGAGTGACAGCCGTGACAGCAGCGATAACTAAGTTCATTGTCGATTCTACTCCATACATTGCAACCATCGTTTCAACGCTTGTAGCTTATCTGACCTACCATGAGGGTAAACGTAAGAACAAACATGATGAGGCTATGGATTTACTGGACCGGGTGAATAAAGACAACGATAGGCTCCGAGAAGAAAATGAAGAGCTGAAAAACAAAAACGTACAGTTAATAAGAGAACTGGAGGAACTAAGACATGCAAAATGAACTACTTCAGGTACTAGCCATTGCATTTGTAATCGCACCGATCACTACTGGTTTCACCGAGATCTTCAAACGATATACACCTGCAGAGGGCAAACTGCTACCCGTTCTATCAATTGGAACGGGTATTTTACTGGCCTGCGTTTGGGCGATGGCTTTTGGCCATCTTCCCTTAATCGGTGCTTATGCGCTGGCAGGAATGCTGTCAGGACTTGCATCCGTTGGCGTTTATCAAATTGTTAAGCCTAACGAGGAGGTAAAATAGTATGAGTTATACCATCAACAAAGAATTTGCTTTGGGTGCAAATGAAGGTTCATCGCAAGTAGCTAATCGACTTTACATTATCCTACATGATGTTGGTGCTGAATCTGGTGCGCGTGCAAATGCCGCTTACTTCAAAAACAATATTGCTGCTGAAATTGCTTATACGGCATTTGTTGTAGGCGATGGCGGGCAGGTTTATCAAGTTGGTGAACCCGGTTATGTTCAGTGGGGCGCTGGGACAGTGGCAAATGCTAACAGCCCGGTCCAAATTGAATTGGGCCACACTAGTGATCCCGAAACTTTCAAGAAGGATTATGCCGTTTATATTGAGCTTGCACGTGATATGGCCGCTCAATATGGCATTCCGACTAGTTTGGACGCTGGCGGTGCTGGAACGCCTGGCATCAAGTCTCATTTGTGGGTAACGCAGCATATTTGGGGTGATCATACTGATCCATATGGGTATCTGGCTCGATGGGGTATTACGAAGGAAAAATTGGCGGCAGATCTGGCTAATGGCACAACTACTGTCAATCCGTCCCCGAGTGCACCAGCGGCAGAAAGTTTGCGGCCACAAGCAACTATATCTGGTAATGTCAACGCGACCTACGCTCTGCACTTGCTCGGTGGCAGTTGGCTTGATGAGGTTACTAATTTTGGATCTGGTGACAATGGATTTGCTGGTATGCCTAATCATCAGCACGATCTGCTGTACATCAAAGTTGATCATGGTAGCGTTAAGTATCGTGTTCACACAGTCAAGAGTGGTTGGCTGCCTTGGGTAACCAAAGGTGATCGCAATGATACGGTCAACGGCTGTGCCGGTAATGCTGGCGAAGTGATTGATGGAGTCCAGATCATCTTTCTTACTCCTGCTGGTGAGTCGTACAAGCAAGCGTATTACCGCAGTCAGACGACACAACGGGCTGGCTGGCTCGGCGTTGTATGTGATGATGGCACGAGTTTGCCACAGTACACAGACACATATGCCGGCTTGTTTGGAGAACCGCTTGATCGTTTGCAGATCGGCATTAGTTCGATCAATCCATTTTAAGCATATTACAAAAAAGTCCTCTGCTCGCTAACGCGGGTGGAGGGCTTATTTTTTTGAAACTAAGAATTCACTTTTCGTTACTGTGCAATTTGTGTGCAATGGAGCCGAAAAAACGGCTAAAATAATTGGTTATTGCACACAATTGCACACATACCTATCAAACATATAGGGGGAGAGGGATACAGCAACCTCAAAAATTGGAAAAATAATTGGTATACCTTTAAATGGTGCTTAGAGCATCAATAATCTTTTTGTCGTCTCGTTGCTTCATCTCATCAACTTCATGCAAATAGACACGCATTGTAATCTGAATACTGGCGTGACCAAGGCGTCGCGAGATGGCCATAATATCGACACCGGCGAATAGAAGCATCGATCCGTGCGAGTGACGGAGGCCGTGGCTGGTGATGACATTTTTTGTCTTGGCATAGCCACAAAGGCGTTTGACAGTATTGTTGACGGTTTCGTTGGTCACAACACGGTGCCAGTCATTTCGGCACACCAAGTTGTCTGAGTCTCGGTAACCATCTTTGAGTGCATTTTCTTGCTGTTCTTTTCGTAGACGTTTCAGGATCAGTACTAGTTGGGATGGGATTGGCACTGTGCGCAATGACTGTGCATTTTTCAGCCCGCCGAAATTATCGTGCTGTTTCCGCTTCTTATACTGCCAAGAACGATCGATAGTAATTGTCTGTTCCTTGAAATTGACGCGGTCCCAGCTGATACCAATTGCTTCTTCAAATCTCGCTCCTGTGTAAGCCATGATCAAGACGACGTAGTTGCTCAGATGGGATAGGTCTGCATGGCGGTCAGCAATCTCAATAACATGCTTGAATTCTTCCACAGAAAGAAATTTAGCGGATGGATCTTTAGCAGGCTTTCCAGAAATGATGGCACGACGAGTGAAGTCATGTTTGGTTAGGCCATCTTCAATGGCATCTTTCAACACGGCTCGCACGTAGGAGTTCACACGAGATACTGTGGAGCGTGATAGGGGCTGCTCGCTTCGCTTACGAGGATTTGTACCCAACCAGTCCAGAAACGCCTGATAGGCGGTTCTATCGATGACTGAGAGCTTGGTATCTTTGAAGTATTCTCGGATGTAACCGGCGACAATCGTGTACCATTCGTCAGTGACTTCTGAATGGCGGCCAATTTTGTAAGCCTCAATCCACTTGTCGAAGTAGTCTGCAAATGTCGGATCACTGACAATCTTTCCCGAGTCGAGTTCTTCTTCTATTTTGGCAGCGGTAATTGTTGCTTCGCGCCGGGTTTTAAACCCCGACTTGTATACCTGCCGCCTTATGTCATCTTTGCCGGTGGATGCACGAAACGCCCAGGACCCATTCGCGGTTTTTGAGATTTGTGCCATGCAATCTTCCTCCTTTTCTGGTAAAATTTAGTATGCAAAGAGCCTTATGACTCCGAGTAATTGTTTGGCGTCTACCCAGACCGGCCAAGGTTTGAAGGGTAGACGCTATTTTAATAGTATTGGACAATGACGTGGTCTCGTTTAACGAGCAAATATGTGCTATCATTGGATCAGATAGAAGGTAAGCTTGCTGGTATTTGTTAGAGCCACTATCATACGTGACATTTTGTGGAAATAGCCCCAATTTTTGAAAGCTTTTCATAGTCTCGTCGACAAGCTGACGGAGTAATGCTAGATGCATATTTTTTATGTCTTTCGGCAGGTTATCTCGAACAATCTTGGCAGAATACATTCCGCGTAGTAGATCATCGTATTCTTTGATAAGTGTTCGGTCCACATGCGCTCCACCGTCTTGATTAGCAACATATCTGACGATATCTTGGCGAGTTATGATATGGTCTTGGAATACAAGTAACCTTCCATTCCACCATTTTTTTAACGGGATAGGGTGTAAAATATTTGCTGAAGGATTATAGCAAAGCGGTAAATACTCGGGTTTGGGCAATTCCGGTGGTTTTTCTTTGCTCCATCCAGCTAATACTGGGCCACCGTAAATCACTGTTCCTTCTCCTAGAGCTACAGAAGACATAAAATCCGTTTTTTCCGGATCAATTTTCAGTTGCTCAATCAGTGGTTCCCCCATGTTCTGCTTTAGAAAAAGTGTTCGTAGAGGAGCGGTGGCCATTTTTATGAGAGAGTGATCCTGAGTGTCATACCCATCCGCTGCATAGCTTAAGTAAGACAATTGCTCGTCAAATCTCTGGTTAATTTCTCCTTGTGGGCGTTTAACACGTTTTTGTTTTTTCTTCATGAATTGAGGTGGCCTTTCGTGACGGTAAAAAATAGTAATATTAAAATTGTCAGTGATTCTAACGATGTGTGGGATCTTCCTGAAACTAAATTTTTCTATTCAGCGTTTTCAGATACTCCGAACATTGGAGCTGATGAGCTAGCAGCTTTGCTATCTGGCAAGGCGCTTGTCGATCTTTCGGACGGTGAATATATTCACTGGATTCAATTGACACCAGATGCTATAAAAACAGCCAAATTGCGACAGTAGTTACGTTTGACAGAAACAGAGGAAACAGCAATGAATGAAAAATCTGAGAAATTCACGCTTCGTCAATGGCGCGGAATTCGAGACATGCGAGTCAATGAGCTGGCGACTGAGTCTGGCTTAACAGTGAAAACGATTAATAACTATGAGCGTGATATTGATCGTCTTCGCGGAGCCAGTTATAAGAACTTAGAGGCTATTGCAAAGGCTTTAGGGATTTCGGTTGGGGATATTTTTTTGTCACCAACTTCGGAAAAACCGAAGTACCCGGTAAAGGAGGCGGTATAGATATGAACGAACTAATTAAGACCATCACACGTGATGATGGAACGATCGCAGTAAGCGGTCGCGAGCTGCACGATTTCTTGGAAGTTGGCAAAGATTTCTCGTCATGGTTCAAGGACATGGCTGAATATGGATTCGAAGTAGGCAAAGACTTTTCCCCGATTTCGGTGAAAACCCCAAGCGGCGGGCGTCCACGCATTGAATATGTCATGACACTTGACATGGCCAAGGAAGTTGCAATGATTCAGCGAACCGATCGAGGCAAGCAAGCGCGTCAATATTTTATCGAAATTGATAAGCAGGCACATCACGATATGACCGGTCTAAGTCCAGCGACACGGGCGGCTGTTGCAGCTACGCAAGCGCTAGCCGCACAAGAGCGACGCTTGAATCGAGTTGATGCAAAAGTAAATGCCATCAGTGACATCGTAAGTATTTCCACAATGGACTGGCGCCGAGCAACTCGGGACATCATTACTAAGATCGCACATATGAGAGGAGACGATTATCAAGCCACACGGAAAGATATCTACAAAGATGTCGAACAACGAGGCGGATACAGCTTGAGCACACGGCTTACCAACTTACGCAACCGAATGGCTGGGGAAGGCCAATAATTCGACTACAGGAAAGGAGGAAATGCCATGCCACTGTTGCAGGTTGTTGAAGATGATCAGATTTCAAGTAAAAAGTATTTAGCGGTTGAAGAAGAAGAACTGGCAAAGATGATCAAGGAGAACCAAGAGTTAAAACGCAAGCTAGCAGCACGAGGCATGTGGACACTCACCACTGCAACAAGCTATGTCGAAGGACATAACAACACGTGGGTAGTTAACAATATCTTGAACGTCCCACGCTTCCACAAGTTCTTGCAAGATACCGTGGTTTCATATCCACCGCCTGGCAAAAAGGGGTATCTGTTTCATCCGAAACCATGGCTCGACTTCTTAGACAAATGGTTCCCAGAGATTTCAAGGTCGCTTAGAGAGAAGGACAAACAATGATTGGATATTTACTAATTGCTGGCGGCTTCGGCGTGATCGTGGGTCACTGCTTAGGCCACAGCGGAAATTGGAGGCAATGGATTGAATGAAGCAGAACGTACCATTGGTGATTTGCTGAAAGAGCATAACAAATTGACGTTAGACATTATGCGCGGCAACCACACACCAATTGCAAAGATGCTGCTTGCCGAGAATGAGAAGCTGCGTGCACGACTAGCAAAACTAAGGGGATGACGTGATGACCAATGAGGAATACGAACGCATTTTAGCCGAATCAGATCGTCAGATCGCGGCATATCACAAGGTTGCTGCTGATTATGGTCCTACCAACACAGACCCTCATCAAACGTATGCGATGGGTCAAGAAGATGGTGCACACGCAATCCTATTTATTATCAAACAAGCCATGAAAAAAGCCGCTGGCCCGCACGCCAACGACTGATAGAAAGGAAATTCATAATGCAAAATAACACATTGTCACTTACTGACTTCAAAGTTGATTATAAGCCATCGGTGCTGACTCTACAACATGCAGACGAGCTTGCGGCCAATATCAAGCTATATGCCGAAAAATACCGTGGACTTGTAATCACTGAAGGAACTTTGAAAGAGGCGAAAGCGTCTCGTTCTGACTTGCGCAAGCTGTCAAAAGCGCTTAATGACAAACGTATTGAAATAAAACGCGAATACAACAAACCGTACGATGCGTTCAAATCCGTCATCGATGGCATGATTAGCGATATTTCAGCGGTTGAAACAGCCATCAACGATGGGATCAAAGAACAAGAACGATTAGACGCCGAACAACGTAAAGAGCAAGTACTTGATGACATTACAGAAATTGCACAGTCACGTGGGATTGACCCAAAAGACATCGAGTTCAACGACAAGTGGCTCAACAAAAGCCTAAGTAAGCTTGAACGCACGCGGCAAATCGGAGATGCAGCTGATTATATTGTCAAACAGCGTGCAGATCTTGCAGCAGCCAAGAAGGCTGTTACCAAATATGCAGAAGCCACGGGCTTAGATGCTGGTGGGTGGGTTGCACAGATTGATCAAGGGGCTTCACAGCTAGATGTTATGGCTCGCATTGATGCCTATGTTGAGCGGCAAAAGCGTGAGGCTGAACAAGCTAAGAAACGTGCCGAAGCGCAAGCCGCGATTGATGCACTGCATCAGAAAAAGGTTGGTGACAAAGTTGTTGATACCAACACCGGTGAAGTGGTTAAGCAGCCAGAAGTCAAACACTACGGATTCGAGGTTGTTGGCACTTTTGATGAAGCTAAAAGCGTAGCGGATTTTATGACAAAACAAGGCATTGAATTTATCAGCATGGAGGCTAAGTAATGGCCGAGAAAGAAAATGACACGGTAAAAGACAGTCTGTCTCTTGTTGACCGCATTTTGATAGCACAGCAGGCTGTTGGTGTTATCAAGAAAGATGGTCAGAACTCGTTTCAACATTATAGTTTTCAGAGCGAAGGCGCCATCAAAGATGCTGTGAAACCAGCACTGATCAAAGCCGGTCTGGTCATCAAATTCAGTTATGAGATTGTCAACCAGTATGATCGCACAACGGGCAAAGGTGGCAATAATCACTTTGTTGATTTGATGGGAACATTCACTGTCACTGACGGTCATGATGAGATGACATTTACCATCCCGGGCAGCGGTCAGGACACTGGCGAAAAAGCCATGGTCAAGGCCAGCACTTCAGCGCAAAAGTATTTTTATAAGCAGATGTTCAACATCACTGACACCGAAGACTCTGACCCTGATGCAAATGACAGCTCAGCAAGCAATGGTCCAATAACCAAAAACAAGCAGTCTATTCGGCCAAGTGCCATTCTTGATCACGCAACCGTTAAAGCTATCAAAGACATGATGGTTCAACAGTTTAAAGCTTTGCCGGCCACTAACAAAAAAGGCGAGCCAAAGCCAAAAACGGTTAATGAACTTGCTGAAATATGGATAGGCTTAGCGAATGCAAAATTCGGCAGCAAAGCAACGAGTGTTGAAACATTAACTCCTAAAGCCGCTGCTGGTGTCAAAAACTTGCTTGAAGCAGAACTCAGAAAGTTGGCAGGTGGCGAACGTGAATGAGCATGAAGATAAACGGCAGGCTGGATAAGCTTTCAGGCCAGCAGATTACTATCACTGCTGATGACTCTGTGAGCTTGTATACGCTGTCTAAGCTTGCCGCGGGTAAACGACCATCGATTGAGTTAGAAGTCGAGGACGGGCGCCATATCAGCCCAGACCAACGCAAAAAGATATTTGCCCTGATGCATGACATATCAGACTGGAACGGTGACACGGTGGACATGATCGAATGCCTCATGAAGTCGTATACGCGTGAGATTTTTGCAATTGAACCATATTCACTGAGTGACTGTTCGATGACAACTGCCAGCAACATGATCTACGTGATCTTAGAGTTTTGTTTCCGCAACGATGTGCCATTCAAGACGCGCACGTGGGATATGATACCAAACGACTATGCGCGCCAATGGTTCTGCCTCCGTTTCCGTAAATGTGTTATCTGCGGAAAGCCCGCTGACTTGGCACATTACGAGGCAGTTGGCATGGGACGCAATCGTAACAAGATTGACGAAACAAAGTTCAGGTACATGAGCCTATGCCGCATTCATCATGTCGAGCAGCACACGATCGGACTCATGTCGTTTATCCAAAAATATCACATTAAGCCAATCAAGCTGACAGCTGACGAACTTAAACGAATTCAGCCACATTACAAAACAAGTACCGAATAAAAAGGAGACTAAAAATGCTTAATTCAGTTGCTTTAACAGGCAGATTAACTAAACCGGTTGATCTTCGCTATACGCAAAGCGGAACAGCGGTTGGTTCATTTACGATTGCTGTTGATCGCCAATTTCGTAGCGCAAATGGGGAACGAGAAACTGACTTCATCAATTGTGCCATCTGGCGTAAGTCTGCCGAGAATTTTGCCAACTTCACGCACAAGGGTTCACTTGTTGGCATCGAAGGTCATATCCAAACACGTACGTATGATAACGCGCAAGGCCAGAAAGTATTCGTGACTGAGGTCATTGTTGAGAATTTTGCTTTGCTTGAATCACGACAGGCGTCTCAGAACATCCCTAAATCACAGCAAACAGCCAATTCATCAGCAACAGGTACCACTAATGCGAGTCAAACGACTCAAAATGCTTCGCGAGCGAATTCCACAGATTCGTTTGCTAATAATGGCCAGCCGCTCGATATCAGTGATGATGATCTTCCATTCTAAGAAGGCGGTGACGATCATGAATGAGAAACCAGGTTACTACGCAATCATCCCATCAGATGTTCGATATGATACACGTCTGCCAAGCAAAGCACCATTATTATACGGTGAAATCACGGCGTTAGCTAATAAGAGTGGCTCATGTTGGGCTAGTGATGACTACTTCTGCCGATTATATGGTGTCAGTCGTTCCACAGTGCAGGCTTGGATGCAAGCGTTAGAGAGGTATGGCTACATCATTCGCAATGTAACATTTAAGCCAGATAGCAAAGAAATTGATAAAAGATATATCACATTATCTAGTGCGGTATACCCAAAAACTGGACAGGGGTATACCGAAAAATCGGACAAGGGTATACCGAAAAATCGGACAGATAATAATACAAGTATTAATAAAAACATACGTGCATCCAGCACGTTAGAGAGTGACTTTGAAAAGCTCTGGAAACTGTATCCAAAGAAGATCGGCAAGAAGCCAGCATTAGCTGCTTACAAACGAGCAATGAGTAGAAAGAAGAACCCTGCTACCAACAAACAAATTCAGGATGGCATTGTGGCTTATCGACAGCTAATCAATAGCAAAGGCACAGAGAAGCAGTTTGTCAAAGACGGTAGCACTTTCTTCAACCAAGAGGCATGGAACGATTACCTTGAGGTCGTAAAGGAAGAACGAAATGAGCAGGAAGCTAGAAAGCCTAAGTTCGATCCCAAGAAAACTGCTATTGCAATGTATATCGACTACAACAGTCCTGAACGAGTGCTTGAAGAAATCCAAGCGCAGGGCATTCCAATCAATCCAGAAGATGCTAAACGTTACATTGCTGAATACGATGAAGGGAGGCAACAAGCTTGACGAAAAAGCTTTATGACCCTAGCAATCCTGAACCGCATGTCATGTATGGCTTATATACGAAGCCGGAACTCATCAAGTCTGAATGGATTGATCCTAAATGGTTTAACAGCCAGCAGTACGCTGCATTAGTTGCCTATATGAACAAGTTGCCAGGTGACGTTGACACGCTGGAATTACAGGATGGTTTTGATACAGCTCATCCTGGCGTGATGTCAGTAACAGATTGGCAATACATTATGACCAGCGATTTTGGCACCTCACGCTTTGACTGGTGGATAGGCAAGCTAAAACGGGATTATTTCCGTAGTCAGCTCATTAAAACAGCACAAGCGTACTCGGAAGAACCAAGCGAGGACAATCTTACCGCAATGATGGTTGCCTCACAGAATGCTACTGCTGCCAGTCAGACGGTAACTGAAAGTAGCATTGCTGACTTGGCTGCGGCCATGGAAGACAAAATGATACACGGTGCTACTGACAATGGGATTAAAACGTACTTCACTCTTAATAACATTCTGGGTGGTGGTTTGATGCCGGGACGTTTGTTGACGATTGGTGCGCGCCCTGGTGTCGGTAAATCAGCATTCGCGGTTAATCTCATCATTGAGGCTTTGAAACAGCAGCCGGAATTGACAGTTGATATGTTTTCACTTGAAATGTCAAATGCAGAAAACTACAACCGCTTGTTGGCCTGCAAGACTGGTATCAGTGCTGGTAAATTCATCAACCCACAGAAAAGTCTAAGCGATGCTGAGAAGGTTGAGGTTGAAAAGGCAGGGAACGTCCTTAAAGACTATCACTTGCAGCTTTACGACAAGCAGGTGGAATTACCGCAGATCGTCAAAACAATGCGGCAGCGAGCCGCTGATGCAGATAAAGGCTACCTTGCGATTGTTGATTATCTCGGGCTGATTGGTGTTCGTAGCCAAGCCGATCGCCGTCTGCAAATCGAAGAGATCACCCGTCAATTCAAAGTGCTGACCAACGAGCTTGGTATCCCGATTGTTTTGCTTAGTCAATTATCACGAGGTATTGAGAATCGTCAGGACAAGCAACCGGTACTCTCAGATTTACGAGAGTCGGGATCAATTGAGCAAGATAGCAATGCAGTTGGATTCCTTTGGAACAGTGACCGGCAGAACGAAAAATCAGATATCCGTACTGTGACTTTAACAATTGCCAAAAATCGTGAAGGAGCACTTGGAAGCATTGATTTTCGCTTTTTCGCACCAAAGTTGCAGTTTAAGGTGGCGTATTGAAATGGCTTATCCAACTATGACCCTTAAAGAGTTCAATGAGTACATGCAGGAGGGACATTATCAATACTCGCTGTTCATCATTCTGCAGCTTGATGAAGCCATGGAATATCTAAAAAAGGCGCAACAAGCCGATGCTGATATGAAGAAGTTTTGGTACCAGTGGGCGTACGTTACCTTGACAGATGCCTTAGAGACGGCTGAGTCAGAATATTATGGAGAAACTAGCGCATATCTACCAACAAAAGAAACTGATCCAGTAACGCGAGCATACTGCCAAAACACATACGACATTTGGCGGGGATATCTGAAAAAGCTAAATGTGAACTTACCTAAACAAAAATTTTGAGGAGGCAAAAGCATGATTGAGCATGAGGACGAAACTAACAATGCAGGCCAAGATTGGGCACGTGAACGACTTCGTAACTTTCTTGACGATCATCCCAGCTTGCCAATGTACCGTTTTGCTTTGATTGCTGGTGTGAGCCGCATCACGATTGTTAGTTTCCTTAGTGGCAAAGAGGTAATGATGATCACACTTACAAAGATAGCTAAAGCCATGGGGATATCGCTAGAAAAACTAAAACAGCCAATTAGCGAGGAAGAATACAAGGAACTACAGGAGGAATCTTCAAATGCAAGCAATTAAAACAAAAATGATGGTCGGTGATCTGGTTGTGGTTCCTGATCGAGTATTCATGGGCGTGCGTGATCTTGGCGGTGTGGCACGAATCATCAGGGTTGAACGATACAACGCCAGAGGTGCAAGCCAAGACATCAACAAGCCAGTTGCTTTTGATGGCAAGGCCCCCAAAGAGTTAATCACAACGGTTGAGATGGTTGATGGCAAGCAACGTCAATACTATCTGAAGGACGTGAAGCCAGCGTGAACAGGATTATTATTCCATTGCCCCTCATGACTCTTAACCAGTACATCAAGGTTGAACGAGGCAACATGTTTGGCGGAGCAAAAGTCAAGAAACAAGCAACGGAAACGGTAATGTTGGCTGTGAGAAAAGCGATGAATCAGGGCGTGAAATTTCAATGGGGGAAACCTCTAAGCTTCGACTGGTACTGGTATGACAAGCGAACAGACCCGGACAACATCGCGTTTCAGCATAAGTTTATCTTCGACGGCATGCAAAAGGCTGAATTTTTAGAAAACGATAATTGGGATCACATTGTAGAACTGCGAGATCGGTTCTTTATTGACAAAGCTAACCCGAGAGTTGAAGTCGAAGAAATCGATTAAGGAGAAAAATCATGATGAATAGCCTACGAATTCAAAACGGCAAAGTTTTTGTGAATGGCATTGAGGTTGGACAGGTTGAAAAGATCCACTTCAAAGCTGAGGCGAATGACCCTGTAGAGGTTGAAATGAAGTGGTTAGTTCCTGTCAGAGGCCTAGATGTTTCTGTATATCAGCCTGAACCACGCCAGCAGCAGCCTGAGGTCGATGCTAAGCAGAAGACCATCAATGACCTTACATCACAGTTAGAAGCCGCCAAACAGGCAAACAATGACTTATCACAGGCAATCAAAGACGCACAGAGCATCAAGGACTATTCCGATCAGGCTGTGAAGTCAGTCAGCGCAAAATAAGAGGACGCAAAATGAGATCACTAGAACTATTTGCAGGAATTGGTGGCATCGCATTGGCTGAACAAATGGCTGGAATTGAAGTAGCTGGTTTGTGTGAGTATGCAGACTATCCGCGCATGATTTTAAAAAAGCACTGGCCAGATGTGCCCTTATTCAAGGATGTGAAGAAGCTTGATCGAGAAGAACTCACAAATGCAGGAATCAGCCCTGACTCAATTGACATTGTTTCCGGAGAAATGAAGAAAAAGATCAAGCACGCCATTGCCTATATTATTTTAGCAGTTTGGACGGGCATCATCATTTACGGATTTGCCAGTTTCCTTTGGGATTGGGTTGTTAAGCCTTTTATCGAATTTGGAATAGTTAAATCATTGACTATCTTGATCTTCGTAATTGGTGCAGGGACAGTTGTATGGTTCGTTCTTTGGTCAGGTGAAAAGCTGGTCAAGTGGTTACTAAAAGAATAGAGGCGGAGAAATGAAACGAGAGATTAAGTTCAGAGCGTATAGCAGTCACAACCACAAAATGTATCCAGTCAGTAATATTGAATGGGATATTGATGGCCGTATTTGGGTAACTGCTGATGATGGCAAAAATGGCATTGAACTAATTGACGAAGAAGCCCATTTAATGCAGTACACCGGCCTGCATGACAAGAACGGCCGAGAAATCTACGAAGGCGATATTATTGTCGCTCACCCTAAAATGAAATACGAGATTCCTAAGATTGGTGTAGTTCAGTATGGTGATTATCGCCCAATGTTTCAATACAAATTGGTAGATGGGGAAAAATATAGCATCTGGAACAATGATGTTAATCGAACATACGAGGTCATCGGCAACATATTTGAGAATCCGGAGTTACTGGAGGGAAAGCATGAGTAAAAGCAAGTACGTTGACGCTTATCTTCAAGGCGAACTGTGTGCAAAGGCTGAACTTGCAACTAAGTTATTGCACGACATTGCCTGGTCTAAATGGACGACTGACGCGATGACTGCACGTGTTGACCCAATGTACAAGCAAGCCAGGGAGATAAGCTATTGGCTATTAAACAGTGACGACTGGTACACCGAAAATGAAGATGGGAGTGAAGGCGATGACGAGAAAGATAAGCGTGTTTGAGCTTAGATCAAGTGTAGACGTTGACAGTGTGAACCTTTTTTTGAAATTACATCCACAAGCTAAATTAAGCTACACCGGAAGCGATCAGTACTCATATGATGCACTGGTAATTGCTGACTATGAAGATGATGAAGAAGACGATGAGATGGAGGGAAAGCAATGATTGCCGTCATGTTGCTTACTACGGGTGCTGCAATGTGGATGTGGGCTAACTGGAAAAGAGGAAAATGAAATGAATGATCGGCACAGGGCCTCAAAACGTGCCAAAGCACGGCTTGTGAAGAAGACATCGACTGGATTTGGCTGGCTTGTGTGGAAGGCCAGTTGTTCAGTGAAGGAAGCTATAGATACCTTAGATAAATTGGTGGCACAACATGAAAAGTAACGTGATCTCGCTGAAAATATTGCCAGAGTATTTTCAGGCACAGGTAGAAGGCAAAAAGAACTTTGAGATCCGCAAGAACGATCGCGAATATAAAGTTGGATCGGTGCTATCGCTTCGAGAATTTGATGGGACAAAGTACACGGGACGCAGAGCCAAAGTAATTGTTACCTTCATCACTGATTATGGTCAACGTGATGGCTATGTGGTTCTAGGCACGCGCCCTTTCGATAAGCACAAGGTTACGTGGGAGGAAAAAAGATGGTACAGACAATACTTTGATTGATACTGTAGGCCTAATGATTACGGAGATGAAGAGAATGATAGATGACCATCAATCAAAGCCAGAAAGGATTGCACAGGTTGGAATTTTTGGTGGCTGTTTCGTAGGCTGTGCATTCTTGACAGCAATCTTGGTACTTGTTGGCTGTTGGATTTTAAAACTGCTATGGAATGTCGCATTTGGGTAAAACATTAGGAGGTGAACAGCTTGGACAGCAAACGATCATTGGCCGAAAACCTTAGGAAGAATATATACGATTTGGGCATGACACAAGCCACATATGCAAAAGAGATCGGAATACCCATCACCACGCTTCAATATGCAATATCTGGGAATGGCAGTGTTTCACTCAACACTTTGGACAAAATCGCATATGGAGCTGGGATTGATCCATGGGAACTCATTCGGCCTTCTGAAAGCAAATAAAAAAGCGCACCATTACGGCACGCTTATCCCCCAAACTTTTACAAATTTAATTATACCATAAGGAGTGGACGCAGTGGTGCGAGCAACGAGATATTTTAGCCCAATTGATCATGACAAAACAATTGAAAACGCCAAAGAGGTCTTGGGGAACTACTGGCATCACAAGCGGCTCGCTCAACGCACCAAAATAGCGCTCAGAAGCCCCGTGATGGACGGCATGCCAAAGTCACCAAGCTATGGCAACAAAGCCGAGGAAAAGCTCGTATCGCACGCTGACGAGCTGTACTATATAGCGTGCTGTGAAGGTGCTATTGAATCTCTGGATTCAGCGAATCATCGGCTTATACTAACAAGTTCTTACTTAACCAAACGATACAGTGACCAGCAAATAATGGACAAGCTGTTTTTATCAAAAGCCCAGTATTATCGAACAAAACGAGAAGCGCTAATCGCATTCGCTGAGATTTGTCCATTGGTTGAAATCGAGATGAGACCTTTGTGAGACCTTTCAACTGTTTTTCCGCCTTATTATTGTATTGTGCCAAAGGTGAGAAACCTGAGACACCGCGTTTTTCCTCCGAGCCACAGTGATGATAAAGCTGTGGCAAGGCGTGGCAATGAGGACTGACCGTGATAGTCAGGCGGGTTCGATTCCCGCATGCCACATTGTCCAGTTTAGCGACCGGACACAGCTTGCGATGACCCCATCTGACACTGGGAGAGCGAGCAGCAACTGAAGCTTCGGCTATTGGGAACCCGGAAGACGTTCCGACGGGCAGGTTCGACTCCTGCCAGTTGCATTGGATCAAGTCTGGGAAGCCCTAGGAGTAGGCACCGGACTATGGCACTTCACTTCATGTGAGGTGCTATTTTTATACATATTTCAGGAGGTAAGAACATGAAACTATACTTGGTTGTATGTGAGACCGGGGACGCAGATCAATGGGAAGGCGGAACCGGAGAGGCCGATGCTGTATTTGCTACAACTGATAAAGCCAAGCTAGATGATTATCTATCAACTAGAATTCATGGATATGACAACGTAGTCACAATGGAACTAGACAAGGAATACCATGAAGGAACAAAATCCGCTAAGTGTCTTGCATCGTGGTGGGAAGAAGGGCCGTGTTATGACGACCCAATGGACATCTAATTTAAATTTTTAGGAGGCGAGTAGATGCAATGGACAGATGAACAGATCGGTGACATTAGGAAGCTCGCCTCTGAAGGCTTTACCAGACGCGAGACAGCCGACAAACTCGGTATTAGCTATGATGCGCTTCAAGGCAAGGCAAGACGGCTTGGGATCGAGTTCCAAAAACCAGTCAAGAATGAATACGATTCAGCGAAAACAGATAGAAAGAGCCAACCCGTTGATAGAAAAGTCGCTCTTAATGCTGACGGTAGTCAAACAGTCACGGCCTTAATGAGACTCAAGCATGAGCCAAATAAAGACCCACGAACTTTGATGGAGTTGTGTGGATACGATCCTGATAAGTTTGAGATGGTCTTAGGCGACTACAAAGTGTATGAGCAGCATAGTACCGAAGACGGCACAGTTCCGCAGTACAGCATTCATATTCGCGTAAAGCCGAAACAAGGCTTATCGATAAGTGAAATGGCTGAAGCATTCAACGACAAAATCATTCCGGTCAATTACGGCATGAAGAAATCGGGCGATCGCAACTTAGTCATCCCATTGCCTGACCTGCATTTTGGCTGGACAACATTCGCCGATCTAAAAGACATGGTGAGTCAACTTAGAGAGATCATCATGGACGGCTACAACGAGATTGTGATCGAGCAATTGGGAGATCTGTTCCATAGTGATCAGATTCATGCAACACAAACGGTTAGAGGAACGCAACTAGATCACGCAAACATGCGTCAGGCATTCCATGATGCAGTGAAGCTGTTTGATCAAATTGTTCCGCTGGCAATTGAATATAGCAATCGCGTCTCAATCAAGAGCGTGTTCGGTAACCATTCAGGTGATCTCGAATACGCTTTTCTTTATGCGCTGATAGATCGCTATCCACAAGTACACGTTGATCTCAATGACAGTAATCTGGCAACCGACTGGCGCTGTGCATACTTGCTAGGACATGTTGGCATTATGTTGGCTCATGGTGACGTCAGCAGGGACAAGCTGACAAGCCTTTTCCCATTTGAATACAAAAGGATATTCAGTGTGGCAAAAACATACGAGCTTCACTCCGGCCACTATCATAGCGAACGGTTTAAAGACGATCGTGGCATTATGTGGCGCCAGCTCGGGACTGCGAAACCAAATGATCCCTATGAGATTAAGAATGGCTTCACCACGGGCAAACATCTGCTGTATGCGTTCGTTTATGACGATGAAAGGCTACGGTGCACTTATGAACTCAGCTGAAATTTGGAAAGATATTGAAGATTACAAAGGACTATATCAGGTTAGCAATTTTGGCCGAGTAAGGAGTCTTTACCGTGTGGATATGCGAGGAAACCACTTAAAAGGGAAAGTACTCGCTTACAATTTAGCAGGTGCTGGATATATTCAGGTTGGCCTACATCGAGATGGAAAAGTTGAGCAAAAACTCGTTCACCGTCTTGTGAGTGAAGCGTTTCTGCCGAACCCCGACAACTTGCCCGAAGTAAACCACAAAGACGAAGACAAGACAAACAACAATGTATCTAATCTGGAATGGTGCACAAGACTTTATAATATGACATACGGTACTTTAATTGAACGCATGGCAAAGGCGAACGGAAGTCCGGTTTATGTCATCACTAGCTCAGGACACCGGTACTACTTCGACAGTATTAAGAAAGCCTCGAGACTTCTCGGACTGAAGGACACTGGAGTACATGCTTGCCTTTGTGGCAGGCAAAAACATCACCACGGCTATACATTCGAGTTGGCGGTGTAAGTCATGTCAGGTATGAAACGTGTTAGCTATGGCTACATTTGCAAAACCGAGCAAAAAATCATTGAAGAGCTATCAAGGGAAGAAACACGTATGCAAGCTGTAATTTACACGAAACCGAAATGTCAGAAATGTCGCCACACAGCGATGAAGCTAAAGCAGGTCATGCCGGTGTCAACCATCACAGCCGACGAGCGTGACATTGAACGGTTCCGGAAACAAGGCTATCAATCGTTCCCAGTCGTAACGGTATATAAAGCGAACGGTACCCACGAAACGTGGTGTGACTTGAGGGTTGACAAGATTAAACAATACACGGAGGAATAGACATGATATTCGATAATGCTAAAGCCCAAAGCAGGCAATTGTCTCACCGTCAGTTGCCTCCACCCGCACCAGTGCCACCAAAAATGGAAGGATCACTGCCAACTCGTGCCAATGCAACTAAGAAATACAAAGACAGTCTGATTGCCGAAGTGAACGATGCCATTAATCAAGGAATTAATACTACATCCCCAATCTCAATTGGCGTTGCCAAGTACAATCCAGCAGTCGTTAATGAAGTAATCAGTTTGCTAAATAAATCAGGATGGGATGTTACTGGTCTAAATATTGACGGTAACGGTTCCTATTCGACAATCATATTATCTTAGGAGGAATCGCACATGCTTAAAGTAGTGAAACGACTGAAAGAACACTTATTAGGTAAAAAAGGAACCGATAAGATAACCGTTACGATTGATGCAAACACCGATCCGCTTATGGCCAAACTTGACAAGATCAAGAACGCGGTCGAAAACATCAAGGCTGACGCGACACCTGAAGTTTCACCCACCTTAACTGCGTATGGTCTATGTGATGCTAAGTTGCCTGAGATCGAAGGCATTGAGCTACCAGATCATGCAGGATTCAGTGAATCATTCATTGCGGAGCTAGACAAAGCGCTGACTGACTATCAGCAAAAGCAGGAGCAGCCATCGCAGCACGCAAGCACTCCACATGTTCGTATCGAATTCGATGACATTAATGATGTGCCACATGTTTGGATTGATGGCAAACGGATTGATAGATCAGATACAGGGCTCGTTAGCGTTTCACTTGACTGGCATACAAAAGATCCAGCGGCAACAGATCATGTTATCCGTGCTTATAAAATCGAATATTTAAAGGGGGATCACCGCGAAGGAATCGCTCAGGGGTCTGCGATGGGACCTGATCTCTTTAAGAATGATATCCATGCCAAGTAAGAAGCTTGCCTTTATAAATGGAAGACCACAATTGGTTGATGCCAATGCTCGTGTTAGATCGGAGGCGGATAGGCAGTACAACCGTGTGCGGAATGAGCAGCAGTCGGACTACCTTAGGTTCTATCACAGTAATGAATGGAAGCAACTGCGTGAGCAGATATTGATTAGAGACAACAGTTTATGCCAACGCTGTGGTCTGCAAGCCTCATTAGTTGATCATATTGTTCCAAGCGAAGATGACTGGGAAGACCGCACGAACGCGGATAATCTGCAGGCTTTATGCAGGGACTGCCACTATTGGAAGACGAGACGTGAGACAACCAAGCGTAAGAAGGGACAGCATCGAGCCATGAAGATTACAGTAATCGTTGGCTATCCAGCAAGTGGCAAGTCAACGTACGTCAAGCGACATCAAGGACAGCATGACCTCGTCTATGATTACGACCATCTCATGACGGCGTTAACAGGCCTGCCATTACATCAGGGCAATATAGACGCCAATGATTATGTGCAACTAATCTATGAGCTGATACTACGGAAGCTTAAAGCAGAGCAGACCTTTGACCATGTATGGTTAGTCATGACATATCCAGATGAGAAGCTAGACACGTTGCTTGCTAGTCGAGAGGTAGAACACATACTCATCGACACTGACCGAGACACATGCATGCAGAGACTGTCTAAGCAAGGTCGAGATGTGAGTCAACTCATCAAAGCGATGAACAAACTTGATGAATTGAAATCACAAAACAAATTAAAAAAATTCAAAGAAATAAAAAATTAAAAAACGAATTTTCGAGAATTTATCGGGCGACTTCACGGGCTGGAAACGGCTAGACCCCCCTTCCATTTTTATCGGGGGTTACATTTCTTGGAACGGAAGAACGGTCGGCCT